GGCTTGCTTCAGGGCTTGAAGGTGTAAGTCGCCAATCGACAGGTTGACCTGAACCTGTTGCTTTTGCTCCCCGAACGTCGCGCGGTCAAACACACTCGCTAATTTCATAGCCGCCTCGAACTGAAGACGCTTGACATTGACATCTTCCGGTATGGCCTTCTTGACGCCCTCAAAGGCATCTTCCACCTGAACGCCGGCGGCAATCGCTTTTGCCGTCATGAACTTGTCGTTCCACTCGGGCTTCTTCAACAAGAACGCCAACTGCGATGGGCTGGTCTGGTATTCCTCAGCCAACCGCCGCATCGACGTCCCGCTGGCAATCTTGTCCAACAGGGACTCGTAGCCCCCCGTTTCGATAATGCGAACTTTCAAACTTCTCAACTTGGGACGCCCGGCCATACTTACCTCAATCCGTTTTCTTTGATGATTTTCGCAATAGTACCGATGGAAATGCTGATGTCGTAAAAGCCTTCCACTTCATCGCATATCTCACGAAGGCTCATGCTCCGGTCCCGTCGGCACTCCAGAATGAACTGAATCGCCGGGTACTCCTCGGGGTGCGGCATGAGCATCGCCTCTTTACCCGTACCCTCGACATAATACCCGAAAGGACGCTTGCCGCCCGAATAACCGCCCGACTGTTTCTTGGCGTACTTGCCAGCCGCTACACGCTCGGCAATCCGGCTACGCTCAAACTCGGCCATCGCCGCCAAAAGCGTGAAGAACAATTTGCCCATACCGTTTTCCGATACGGGGTCGGTGCTAATGTCTGCGACTATCAACTTGACGCCCTGACTGGCCCAGCGCTCGGCAGTCACCAAGGCGTCTTGCGCCGAACGGAACATACGGTCCAGCTTGGCCGCGATAATCGTATCGCCGGTCTTGAGCCGTGCCAGCATCTTGTAGCCGGCTGGGCGTAGGCTCAGAGAAATACTTCCGCTGACGCCTTCTTCCCGAAAGATGTCATCGACCCGGATGCCGTGGTACTGCGCCACAGCATTAATCTTCCGGGTCTGTTCTTCCAGACTGGTGTTATCTACTTGGCCCGAAGTGCTGACTCGGGTGTATCCATAAACGGCCATTGGTCGGCTCCCTTGTTGTGGTTTCCGGTGATAATACGACAAATATACATATTCTGCAATACCCTTTCAAAAAAATATTAAAAATTTTTTTGGGGGGGTCGGTGTTTTGGATTTTGGCCGTAAGGGGTTGAGCAGATGCGTGTTGGACTAGCCACGCCACGCCCCCTCGCCGAACCCTACCCGGGGGGGTTTTCGATGGCGCTTACCCCCCGGCTATTCCCGGCGTCGCACAATACCCCGCCCTACCCTAGTAAGCCATTGATTACATTAGCCTTTTGCCGTCTACTTGTATTAACAACTAGACAGGCTGGAACCTGAACGGCGAGCGCTATCGCCGATTGACCCGGAAATCGGCGTGCAAAGGCGGATTTATTATGCGAAGTGCCTGTTGCGCCGGTTCCAGCCTACCCCAAGTAATCAGCCAATGCCCGTTGATAGTCCGCATTATTAGCGAATACGGATAACGGTAAACAATGCGCCGCAATAACGGCACGCCATCCGGCGCCATCTGTTGCCATCGAAGCGGCGGCGCGGGCTGGATTAAGGCCGATGGATTTAGCGGCCCTCCTAAAGGGAACGCCATCATCTCGCATGGCCTTGACAATGCCTTTATGGGTTTCCCGCGGATAGGGATTAACCGCCCCGGACGCTAACCAATTATGCACGCCTGCGGCCTTAGCGATGGCGGTTACTGAAACCGAATCGCTGGCCAGTAAATACCCCTTATCGCCTGTCAATACTTTGACGGCAAAATCCTTCGCCTTGCCATCCGTCGAAAACCCCAAAACGTAGGCCGCCCGGCCAATAGAAAACGGTTCACTACTCATATACCACCATATGTATTTGTAAGTGTATATTGTACCTGAATCGTTGGCGGTGGAAAGCCCGCTTTTCCGCCATTTCGGGCCTTATTTCGGCGTTGCCCCACAATCCTGACGGATGTTTTAAGGTGGTATTTTTCAATAAATTCATGATTTCAATGACCTTTATACCCCAAAAAACCCCAATCCTGACGGATTGACACATCCCCCTTTATAACTCTATAAATACGATATGTATATAATTGTTAAAATGTAATTAACATAAAGTTACATATTAAATGTAATAGCGGATACGGAAATCCGTCAAATCCGTCATCCGTCAGGTTATGTTGTTTATCAAATACTTATGGCTGACAGATGCTGACAGATGTCCTATCTTCATTTTACATCCGTCAGGATTTGATAGGCCACGCCGACGTTCAGCCCGGACCGGGTTTAATGCATACGTTTGCAAAGAGTACGCCGGGTATTGACATTGGCTAAATGTTGGCATAATCTAGCTCTACCAACAACACCACAAGGCCAGCACAATGAATCGCAAAGTTTCCCCGATTACCCTTGCCAAGATTCACGCCCGCCGCCGTCGCGCGGTAAGCGATGAAACGTCGCCAGCAATTAGTTTTATAGCCGGCGTCGCGTTTTGCTTTCTGTTTTTTACCGTTCTATTTTCATTCTAATCATAAGAGGATATTCTGCCATGACCGATTATACGCCCAACAAATTTTACGTCCGAGTATCGCCCGGCCGCGGCGTTTTTGATTATACCCCGCCGGCTTTCGATAGCGCCGCCGCCGCGCTGGCCTTTGCCGTCGAAAAGGCGAGCGAGCACGTGCCGGAATTAGCGGCCGGCCAGAATTTCAAAATTACTATTTCCGCCAGTCAAGAGGATTAATAAAATGAAACAGTCAGTCAATTTCTATCAATTCGCCAATGCTTTTTCCGATTCGGACCGCGCCAATCAATTTAGCCGCGACGCGCTATCGGCCATTTTCGATTGGATTGAAAATTATGAGGATGAAACCGAGCAAGAAACAGAATTAGATATTATCGCAATTTGCTGTGAATGGGCCGAAGAATCGCCCGAAGAAATCGCCGAAAACTATGGCCTTGACGTTAGCACGTGCGCTGGCCGCGATGAAATAGCCGAAGCGGTAATGGATTACTTGCAAGACAATGCCGGCGCCGCAATAAGCCTAGATAGCGGCAAGATTGTTTATCTTCAATTTTAATCATAAAAGGATATTCTGCCATGAATACGTATAAACCGCATTACTCTAAAAAAAATCCTAAAATAGACGTTTATTTTGACGGCGTTTACGCCGGTAGCACTAACTGGTATCCAACAATTAAGCAATATATGGCCAGCGGCGCGTATAAATCCGCGCTTATCCCGTACACCGGCCAAATGGTTAAATGCCGCATTGATAAATAGAACGTCAGTTAAATGGCCCGGTTAATCGCCGGGCCATTTTGCGGGCGCTTTATCCCGATAAGAGAAACTACCCTTACCAGATCCACAGAAAAGGAAAATATACCATGAACCCCTACTACACCAATACGCCGGGCGTGATTGTTTACCATAGGCCGCCTACCCCCGCCGAGATTAAATTTGGCTACGGCGCCACGCATTACGCCGAGATACCGGAAAACGTCGCACGCAAGGCCGACGGCACGATTAAAAAATGGTGTGTCGGCCCGTATGACGGCCTACGCTATTACCGCTAACAAACCCCGCCGCCGCTAATCCCGGCGGCGCTTTACCTTTAAGGCCCTAATCCGCCGCGCCTAACGCCCGGCGGCGACGGCCCGGTATTGCCAACAATCGCCCGGCTTTAACAAGCTGGAAAGGATAATTACGCCCTGAAAAAGCCATAACCTAAAACGCCATATAACGCCCGCTACGGCCGCCAATGCTGGCAAGGTAGGGTAGTACCGCTATGCTCGGCCTACGGCCGTACAGGCGCGTACGCGCCGCCCTATTGGATTAGGCAAGGCCAGCGACGGCCCGGCCCGGCGGTACGTGCTAAGTGAGAATAATTCTCATTTACAACGGTATTAACACAAAATTAACGAACAAGGCCGAGTTTGCAACAAAACCTCAATCCCATTTTGGAAACCCATCTAACGAAAAATTTTAGGAATCGAAAACATAAGGGGGACTATTGACATAGCACAGAATCAAGGTTTATCATTTCACACGCAACATAACTACAATCTACCAAGGAGCATCACCATGAACGACGTCGTAACTACCAGCATCACACCCATGACCAACACCGAGCGCCTTATCCGCTGGCGCGTCGAATACACCCGATTGACCGCGGACGTAGATAACTGGCTCCGAATTATCGGGCGCAACACTTTACCTGATGCAAAGGAGCATCACAAATGAAACGCTACCGACTTGTGCATGGCCAGCAGACCCGAAGCGCCCAGCGCTCCGAC